CCCCAGCTGACTAGGCCGGGCCCCGGGTAATCCGAAAACCACCGATTATTATTTATAGTCACCCCGTAAGGGTGTGGAATCGAAGCCTTGATTTGGGTTAATCTAGTCGTATAGCTGTTGGACAAACACCACTAAACCATCTATGAATACTTCATCAAAGAATAGCCTTGCAGGCACCCAACGTAAGAAGGAGAGAGCTAAAGATGACAGCCATTCGAAGTGTCCTAAGTTTGGTTTAGATTTTAATAAAATCTCGTCAACTATTATTCGTATTTCACAGCTTTATGCAATGTCCCAGAAAGATCAAGAAATTGCGCAAGCGTTTTTGAAGTCTTTCACAGAAAGGAGGTCAGCGAGAGGGGAGTTAGATGCCACTAGTTTCTATAAATCATTATATAATTTTTTCAAGATTTATACACTTGGTGGCGACCCCAGTGCTTTAAAGTACGTAAAGACATTTAATGGCTTTCCCGTGATACTCTTGGGGTTAAAATCCATAGTTGATCGGAAGGACAGTTCTAGCAAGAGCTATGCACTGACTATTGCCAGTTTATTTAAAGCATGTCTTACTCATAAAAAGCCTTACGATTTAACTAGTATTGAAGGATCATATCCTTTATTAAGTAAGAAAGTTTTAGAATCTTTTAGTAACTTTGTGACTAGATCCTCACTATTACAAGAAACAAAATGTGAATATATAAACAATAATTGATTTGATGTTAAAGTTTCCGGAGCACAAGGCATTTATGCAAGTAGTTTCTACTCTGCATCCATGGAGCGTTACACATTACGTTGTAACCCCGAATTATGCGAGGCAGTAATGAGTCTCAATTCGCATTTAGGACGTGATTGGCTTAATACACTAATCCGTTCAGACCTCTTCCAATCTAAAGTTCCTAATAAAGCTGAAGGACCTCTACGAAAGTTAAGTATCTTAGTAGAACCAGGTAATAAGCTTAGGTACATTACAATTGGAGACTTTTGGTCTCAAAATGCACTCTTACCAATCCATAATTACTTCATGAAAATACTCCGTTCCATTAAGGAGGATGCTACTTATGCTTCCAGTGAATCTTTTAATTATTTATTAAATCAACCATATAATAACTCTAAAATATATTGCGAGGACCTTGAGAACTACACTGATACATTCCCTATAGTACTGCAAGAAATTATTGTAGAATTATATTTAGGAAAAGAGGTTGCAGGACTCTGATCAACGATAATGCGCCAACCAGTGTGATTCCCAGAGGAGAACCGCTACATAAAATTTAGTAGGGGTCAGCCTATGGGCCTCTTATCTTCTTGAGCTGTCACGACATTAACTCATCATTTCTTGGTTCGTTGGTCCTTATCATATTGCCAGCGGCCCGACTTATGCTCTTACCGCCTTTTGGGTGACGATAATGTACTCATAGGTGAGCTCGGTGAAGTTTATAAGAAATTATTAGCTTCGCTGACTATCCCAATAAAGGGAGATAAGGAGGTGCTTACTATGAATTCCGGAGGCTTTGAATTTTGCAAACGTATCGGTTTACACGGAAGGGAGATTTCTCCGCTACCATGAAACGTGTTACTTGATAAGAATGCACTCGTAGCTTATGTGGAACTTTATCGGCTCCTTTTTAAAAGAGTTGATCATAGATGGTTATTACGTGGGCTCCAACCGTGACTAAATGATGTCAAACCAGACGCTTCTATGGTAAAAAGCATCTCAATTTATTTAGAGATGTTGGCCATTCCTCATAGCTTTTATCAAGGTAATGATTCTCAAGCCGTTGAAACGCTTAGCTCCTTCAAAAGATTGAAGAAGGTGTTACAGTTTATTACAATATTGACGAGTTTGAAACGGGTTATCAACTTGCCCAAATTACCACAAATGAAAGCAAAAGTGCGGGGCATTAAAAAGCCTGTGCGAGGGGTTTTGGACTCTAGCCAGGAAGCAATCTTTTATCTGGTGTGTCGTGACTATTCTCTAAAGGTAAAGCCTTTGTTTAATGACCTTTATCATCTAATAAAATCAAACTCTACTATTCACACTTTTGAAAACAGTGCTAGTGTAACTATGTCTTACCAGACGGGTCCTGTCACATTTATTAACTGAAACATTTTAGACCTTGATGAAACAATAAGGTTAGATTTTTATGATCTGGACCCTAAACGTAGGTTTTCTACATATAGAGCGGATACAATAAATAAAACTCTTGATTCAATTAAGGAGTTGGTTAACAGCATAACAGTTGAAGACTCATCCGATGATTTCACATTACATGAACACGGTGTGAATAATTTGGTTTTCCGTTCGAAAATAAAGACATGGCTTGAAAAGAACTGAAACGATGGACAGTGATTGATCTTGTTAGACAAGCTAGAATCGTCTACGCGGAAAGAAGCACTTAATCGCTTTCCCGAACTTCCCCTTAACGGGGGCGTGCAGTAAAGTGGGCATCATCCTCGGACTCATATTTTGTAAACTCTGCGTAAGCAGTTGACTTTAAATATAATCGGTAAGGG